CCGTTAGTATAAATACGAACCTTACCATCTATAAGCGTACAAATTGTTTCTCCCCATTCAAAATTGGGATTACTCAAAGGATCTCTTAGAAGATTAGGAATGTTAGCCTCTTCTACTAAGTAAGCCACCATAGGTTTACTCTCAGGACAACACTCATTAAAAGCTTGAAGATCTAGTCTTTTGAACTCTAAATAGTTTGCCGGTAAAGGACCTGATTCCGAATACGTCTGACTTGGAGTAACTAATAAGGGAACTTGAGTAAGGAGTATTTGAAGATCATCTACTCTACGCTTCGACTGTTCATCTCCCTGCTTGAGGATATTTGTACCTACTAACTGCTTACGGGGCCATTCAATCTGAGCTTTGTTAAAAGCTTCCACAATTTGCCAGCACTCAAGATTATCATAATCCTGAGATGCCAGCTTATTTAGACGCTGCTTAACTTTTATTTGAATGGTTTGATTAAGCATAATTATTTAGGAGACACTTGAGCAGGAGGATTTCCGCCACCAACTCTACCACCTGGTACTTTTTGAACTTGAACAGGAGTATTACCTCCTCCGACTCTTCCTCCGGGAACTTTCTGAACCTGGAGTGGAGTATTAGGATTAGCACATCCTCCTACTCCTTTACCTGATTTGTATGACATATATTATCCTTTTACGCGGTTTAACCTTGGATTTTTACGCTTAGCTGCTTTCGAAGCATTACGAGTTGATGATGCTAAGATAGCACCTGCAGCTTGTTTACTTATACCTTGTTTAGAAGCAATCTTATTTTGAACTGCTTTAAAACCCGGATGAGCAGATCCTCCTTTAGCTTTCTTAGGCATTCCTCCTTTTTTCATAGAAAGGATACCTGAGTTCTCTTCTGGCATTCCATAGTCCATACCCGATAAAATACCGGCTTTCTTAGAACTATTTCCTCCCATATTCATCTTCTTCTTCTTTCTTTTTACAGCTACAGGATTAGACTTTGTACTAACCGTAGGAATGGTCTTGGTAGGAATAAGATTATTATCAGTAACTTTTACTGTGGTCATCTTAGTAGTGCTTATAGGAGCATTATCTCCTCTAAGAGTTTCTTCTCTTTTTCCTACATTTTCAGGGTTAGCCGTATCTACAATTCTAACTCCTTTTTTAGTTTTCTCATTCCACTCGGATTGAGTCATAGTCCCCATCTTTCTGTTGAATTCATCATCAGACAGAGGCTTAGTTGTGGATTTCTTAGACACTGTAGTCTTACTAACAGGAGTAGTTTTTTTACTAACCTGAGTAGACTTAACTTCTCTAAGTTTATTTTCCGCTTTTCCAGATATAGGATAGCTAGTTAACTTCTTACCTACACTACCGCCTCTATCCATCTTCTTCTTAGTACTACCACCTTTTTTCATGGTGTTTACTTTAGCTACCTTAGCTACTACAGCAGGTTTAGCTTTATAAGAAGTAGGCCCTCCACCTTTGTATTTTACCGGACTTGATGGACCGATACCTTTAGGTTTAGGAGAAACCTTAGCTTTGTTAGGATTTGTCATCCCGCCGGTTTTACACATAGATTTTTTAGCCATGACAAAAAATATTAATTGTTGTTTAAATAGTTTTCTACTTTCTCATTAACCTGATCAAAGATAGCCTGATTTAATGGATTTTTGAAAAACTCTAAAACTTCTGCAGGATTTCTTCCTAGCATAGTATTAGACGCTGTATGATAAATAAACCCATCAGGCTTCAAAGAGATGATCTTTAAAAATGACGCATCCTTTATAGTAGCTCTTATTTTAAGAGTTTCCATATCCTGATCACAAGTATCTAAGAAACTTTGAGCAGCACGTCTTAAGTTAGTCTCATATGAATTACCATTGATATAAGTATCAAGAGTATCATAAACAGTATCATTAGAAGTACTCTTCTTGAAATTGATACTATTCATATCCAGAACTTTGGCTACTAAGAACAGTTTCTTAGGAGTCTTGTTGTAAAGCTTATCTAATTCAGAGATAGCTTTATTTTTAAGTTTCTTAAGCTCAGTCTTGGTAACCATGGTATCCTCAGCCTTATCAAGATAAAACTTTGGAGGAACCGGTCTTGATCTTGCATCTTCAAGACTCTTAGCAATTATACTAAAGCCTCCGGCTTCGATAGCTGAAAGCTTAATAAGATCATAAGGATCTCGCGCAGCATCTAAAGGTACCGGGTCATTTCCACAACGCATACTTATCTTACCCCAGAACTCATCATTATCGGGCTTAAGAAGTACTACCTTATTCCAAAACTCCTCATCATCCTCTTTCAAAACATTAGCGGCCAGTTCTCTTTCTAACTGCGCTACCTTTGTACGGATTTCTTTAATAACAGCTTTTCGAATGTTGTCATCCTTAATCAGCTTAACTTCCGGAGCAAATTCATTTAACCCGGTAATATACCTCCTTATACCGTTTCTTTCGATACAAGCAAGCTGCTCTTCATGATATACTCCTTCAAAAAGAGACATACCGTAGTTCTCAAGTCCTAGATTCGCCATCATAGGATCGAAATACGGCTTTACGCTAATCTTTCCAGACTTCGTTGCTGGATTTGTTTCTACAATTGTTACTGACATAACTGTTGGTTTTTTATTGGTTTATACTAATTTATTTATATCTATAACCCAAAGATACTATCTTATTAGTCATTGCCAAATAGGCATCTGATTCTAATACTTCAAGCTCTACATTTGGATCATTAGCTATTGCTGAAGAAATACTCTCTACGTTAGAACTAACTTTCACATCATTCATGAATGGCATTATATTAGACTTAATACTTTGACCATCTTCAGTAGGAGTAAGACATATACAAGCATTCACATATGGTGCTTCCTTACCATCGATAGTTACTTTAACTTTATCTGTACTGATTATCTGAATTTGCATATTAGTCTACGTATAAAGGATTAATATAAAGATTTCCTGTAACTGGATTAGTAGGAGCCACATTAGCTTTCGAACCTTCTGATAGAGTAATACCCGCAGTATTATCTATTGAAGCAGCTACTCCATTAGTAATAAGAGTCGATCCCATAAGAGATACTGTACCTCCTGTTTGACGGATTACCTCTACACTATTTACTCTATGGGTACTATTATTCATATAGTAAAAGCCTCCTGCTACAGCAACGTTGAAGTTAGTCTGAAGACGCGAGCTATCTAGATTTAATCTTCCGGCAGATACACTTCCACCAGAACTTGTTCCTACTCCAAGATCATACTGTATTCTCACATAAGCATTAGGATCTGTACACTCGAAAAGAAGTCTTGATGCTACACTTACATTTTTTATTTTTAAAGAAGCTTGACAACCCGTGGTACCGCCTGTAGCTGCTATACGGATAATACCAGGAGCTACTAGACTGCTATCACTTAAGTAATCTAACTCTATATCAATTTTGCAACCTTGAGCATTATCTTGATAGATATGTCTAAAGTCACCTACTACTGCTGTGGTAGGAAGTGCAAAAGACTTAGCTTTTATATAAGCCGTTCCAGACCAAGCTGTAATACTATTCCAGAATACTCCGTTAAAGTTATTCGCAAATGTAGTAGTACATACACCATCTATATCAGCTACTAAGTTAGAAGTATTTCTCATAGAGAAACATCTTCCTGCACAAGTGTAGTTACCACGGATCTTTAAATAAGTAAGACCATCGAAAAGTAATACCCCATTAGAAATGTTATTTACATTTACCTGGTCAAACTCTAGATTTAATACTGCTGTAGGATTAGTTCTTATACTACAAAGATTACCAGTACAAGAAAGTACTACAGCATGTCCTCTAAAGTCAATATTTCCAGATATAACAGGACCTCCCGAAAGAGTATCTAAGTTGAAAGCATTAGTAAAAATATTTAAGAATACTCCCTTCATAGCATAGTGATTAACCCCTGCTTTCATGAGGTTAGTAAATACACTATATGTACTAGGTCTCCAAATAATAGTATCACCTGGAAGTGCTGCAGCTACCGCAGCCGCTGGAGTAAGAAAAGGTCGATCGAATCGTTCACGAGCGCCTGTGGTGTCATTACCATAGACCCCATCAATATAGATCTCTTTACCTGTTTGGATAGCTACCGCAGGAGGAGGTGGAATCATACCCAAGAAATCAGAGACCTTCATAACATAGCCTGGATACTCTTGAATATTTACAGGATTATTCTGACCTAGAATAATAAGATCATCCATACCTGCAGTTTGAGATACTCTACCTCGTGCAATAAGATCTTTAAAATTTATTACTTCCATAATTAATAAACAGTTTTTATCATAGCACCGGTAAAAGGACCGTCACTTGCAGCATCTGTTAACCAGGTAGGTGTTCCACTACCGTCCACAGTTCCGTCAAATAATCCAGCCGGTAAATATATTTCTGGGTTAAGCATTGATAACGATTTCACTATACAGTTGCCTGTACAAAATATTTTTGATGTAGGATTTACTCCTAGCATACTGATAAAGTAAGCTTCAGATCCTGGGGCTACAGTTATATCCCCGATAAGAATGCAGTCATTAAATACTGCTCTTGCTTTTATGCTTGCTCCCGAAACTCCTGTTTGAAAGATAGCTAACACCACATTAGGGTTGGTATCTATCCTATTAAAATTATTCAATCCTGATTGTAAGAACTGAACTCCACCTCCGGCAACAAGACTTGCATCTAAGTTGTAAGGGCCATTAAAAGCTATCTTACTATTAAACTGATTAACAGTTGCTCCTAAAAGAGGTGTATAGTTAATGGTAAAATTAAAGACAGTGTTATTGGCAGGATCTCCAATGAAGTTAACGTTAGATATATTGGGAAGTGTAACCGGCGCTTCATTGTACTCACCTTGACCTACGTAAATAGTATAAGATCTACCATCATTAGGTATCGAAGCTAATGTCTCCGCCATGGTATTAAAAGGAAAAGCAAAACTTCCGTTACCTCCCTCAGGTGCTTCCGGATTAACGTATCTAGTTAAACTGTCTTTACCCAAATTATTGATAGCATCAACAATTTTGTTAAGATGTGCCATACGAGCAACAGCAGCTTGAGCTTTGTTACCACCAAGCTGAACTATATATTTATCGGGAGACTGAGGATAGATCTTTTCTAACATATCTTATAGGTTTGACCAAACACCATTTTTGTAAGCTCTCACCTGGTGAGTAGTTGTATTGTAATACATCTGCCCATTAGAAAGACCATCAACGGGATCTGCAGCTAAAGTTGGAAGCTGATATGTCCCATTAGCAGGAAACTTCTCATTGATATAATCAATGATCTTGTTTAAATGTGCCATTCTTGCTACTGCTGCTTGCGCTTTATTAGAACCTAAGTCTTTAATCGCAGGATCAGGAGAAAGAGGATATACTTTTTCTAACATGATAATATTTTTACAAAGTTAATAAAAAAATCTGGGGAGCTTTGAGACTCCCCAGACTGAAAAAAAAATTAGAATGAGCCTCCTGTGATAGGGTTCCTCATTACGATCTTAAGAACTTTGGTAGGGTCTTTTACCCAGATAGCCGGCATAGTCTGAGACATATAAACACGGTATCCATTGAATTGACCAGAAGAAGCGAATCCTTGGGCACGTCCCATGTAGTCCATAGTACCATTTTGATACCACCATTTTAACTGGTTATCCCAGTCTAACTTCAACATATAAATGTTGTCATTAGTGTTATCAGTGATATCGAAGATGATAAAGTTATATGAACTTAAAGGATGTCCATCGATGATAGGATTCTCAATATCGTTAGTATGTAAGTTATCGAATGCTGGATTCAATACAAACTTAACATTTGCTAAGAATGGAATCACGTAGCTGGTATAAGCAAAACCGAAGTTTAAGTCCATACCGGAACCAGTGATAGCTCCAATATCAGCAGCTTGGATAAGCAATCCTGAATTGAAGGCTTCTTTCTTAATAGCTTCGTTAACAAGCTTCATACCTCCCAAACCGGTTTGTACGATAAGTTGTCTCTTAGGATCTGGTCCTTTGAATTCAACTTTACCAGCGTAGAAGTTATAAATTTCTGCACGGAACATATCAAGGTTGAAACCTGATTTGTTATATACTCTTTTGAAAGAGTTATCTAACTGCTTCCAAAGACCGACAGACAAACGAACATCATCCGGACCATCCTGACGAACATGACCTCCGTGTCCCCACATTAGATAAGTCTCGATGTCATTTGCAATCTTGGTCAAGTGAGCAGCTTCTAAAGTGGTCAAGAATGAACGGCTTAGGTTACCATTACTCATGGCACGTTTAACCGCATCTTTACCCATCTTAGAAATCATGGTTTCCAAAGAGGTGATAGATGGATCAAGAGTCTTATCAAAGTTTCTCCAGATCTCTACTACCGGTACAGTACCGTCAGCATTCATACCTCCTTTGATCATAAGATCTGCACGAGAAGATACTGAATAATGTACGTGAGCTTCAGCTCCACCTACGAAATTGTAAAACTCACGATAACCAGTAGCAGTACGGATATCAGAGAATCTTTCACCATACTCACCACGAGCAGAACCTTTACGGAAGATCTTGGTGGTAGGAGCCAGATACTTGTTATCCAAATACTTGTAGTTATCATTGTTCACAAGCTGAACAGTGTAGATGAATCCATCACCAACCGGTAAGATATCATCATCTGTGATATACATCTCACAACCGTTGTATTTATCATAAGTGATAATATCACCATGACCAAATTCACGCTTGTTAAGCTTAATCTTGAAGGTATTACCGTCAATCCCTTTAGTGACATTGGCGGGTTCGATATCTTCAATAATGTAAGGAAGATCTTGAACTACCGGCGTTTGCCATTTGTATTCACCACGGGCATTCTTTACAGGAATGACATTCTTACCGCCAAATGAAGACATCTGGTACAAAGGCATCTCTACCTTCTGAGCCATAGCCCAAAGATCTACTGGACCCAAATCCATGGGTTCAGCGGATTTTAGCATGTTTACTAAGTGATAGGAGTCCAAGTGTGATGTTGCTTGATAAGCTGTATCCCTTAGGAATATCCCATTGTTTAAAACTGGAGTTGACATATAATTGATTGTTTATTTACAGTGGTTTGAAAAAACTATTTGTTCTTGGTATTTTCTTTTTACTCTTTTCTTCTTCCTCTACAACCGGAGAGCTAACACTTTTCTTAGACTCCTCAGTTTTCAAGGTCTTTACTATTTTTTTAGTCTCTTCTACAGCGCCCATCTCTCTGACTTTTGCCCGGTATCCTTCGGGATCTTTAAGTAAGTAAAGAGCTTCTGCAATAAGAGCATGATTCGGTTCTATTACCTGGTGCTTCTCTAGTAAGTAACCCAACATATTAGTTGGTTTACCGGTAACTTGAGAAGTATAACTAGGTTGAACCAGACCCATGTATATAGCATTCTGAGTTTTCTTATCTAACTTGATACCATTGATCGTAGCATCTTTAAGAGTATCATAAATATCATCTACATACTTCTTAGCAGCAGCCTGATTTTTAGCAGCCCTATCTGCATTAGCAGCTAGTTCTTGCGATACCTTATCGGCTTTGATCTTATCAAGTTTAGCTTTGAACTTCTCAGCTTTAGCTTTTAAAGTTTTCTGATCCTTCCATGCAGAGATTTCTTCATCGATTTCATCCGATGTTCCAAAGCCTGTAGAATGTAAGAATTCACGAGCAATGATTTCTTGATCTTGTTCATCTTCTACATCAAGTTCTCTTACTTCTCTTACTTCTCCTAACAGCCTTAGGATACCTTTGATGTCTTTACCTTTGTCTACTAATACATACTTAGCTGCAATTTGTAGCTCATCCGGTAAAGAGTTGATAAACTCATCCTGGATTTTCTCTTGCTGAACTTTCTCCATGTGCTCCAAATTAGCTAACATGAGTTCCTCAAAATCACTCACAGAATAGTCATCAATAGATTTTTCCTCATCAAAAGGTACAATCTTCTCTTTTTCAATAAGTCCCTTAAATAATTCGGTTAAGCCGCTCTTGTCTACTTTCTTACGACCGGCAGTTTTCTTTTTGTCATCCTCCTCTTCCTCCTCTTCTTCAGGATTATCAAGTTCTTTTACAATAGAGTCTACCGCAGCAGCCGCCTTAACAGGATCGATTTCTTTAACCTTTTTCTTTTCAGGATCTTCTGGATCGTCTTCTTCTTCCTCTTCTTCTTCAGTATCAAGGAACGAGGTGTCTACACCGCGAGGAGTGAAAATACTTGTTTTCTTATCCTCCTCTTTTTTCTTGTCCTCAGGTAAGATAATGTTCTCTGACCCGGGGGTACCTAAAAACTCTTCAAGATCAATCTCGACGGTTTTTACTTCTTCTTCTTTTACTTCTGTTGACATACTACTTTGTTGGTTTTTAGTGTGATCGACATTATTAATATAAACAAATTTATAAAATTAAACTTTATAAGTTAAGAGATATTCCAAAAAAAAGAACAATATATAGCTAAAATTACTTTTTCCTTTTTGGGGTAGGTTTACTTTTAGGCTTAGCATCGTATTTATTCTTATTTTTTTCTGCAACTTCTACAGTATTCTGTGACTTTTTCAGCTCAACATCTAACTTCCTCTCTTCCAGGCGTTGTTTATCCTGATGCTTAGTCATATCATTACTGATCTTTTGTTGCTCTAGATTCATGCTTTCCTGATACTCATTGCTCTTCTCAATCCGATCTAAAGCATCTAAATAATCATTCTGAGCATTAGCATTAGTATCTTGCATAGCGCTATATCCTGCAGCCTGGATCTTACGTTGAAGAATCTCAGACTCGCGATCTTTCTGATTTTGATCAGCCTCGAATTCTCTGGCAAGCGCTTTCTCCTTAGCTTCTGCATCAAGTTTATCTCTCTGCATTTTTTCAGCAGCAGCCATCTCTTGTTGACGGATCTTATTAGTCTTCTCTTCAGTATCCTTAAGAACCTTATCTATCTCAGCAATAGAGTCTGCTTTGATAAGTTTACCGAGGTCATAGATAGATGCTCCGGAAGTATTATTCGAAAGTGCTAATTGTTTAAGCTCCTCCATAACAGCTCTTTGATTGGTCTTCGTATTAGCGAATACATTGATATCTCTAAGAAGAAGATCTGTACCGTTTATCTCGAAGTTCTTACGCTGCTCCGAAGTAGTAATATAGCTAAGCCTTACAGAAGGTTTGGTAGACTGATAATACTGAGCTAAGTCAGTTCTCATCTGATGTACCCGGGGCATCAAATTATCGCAGTGCTGGATAAAGTATACCTCAGTTTGAGAATAAGAGCTACCTAAGGCCATTTTTAGACCGATAGCTGTTTGACGCTCTATCTCTTGGCCCATTCGCTGAGGAGATACTCCAATCGCTTCAAAGGCTTGTTGTTTAAAGTAATTAGCCAAACTTACCCTTGACATCAATCTTTGGGTCTGTTCAAGATCTAACTTCTGAAAATGCTGAAAGTTAAGAGGATTCTCTGTATTAGATAACGATGTATCTAAAGGTAACATCGAGAAGTTCTTCATGGCCACATAAGCCTTGGCCAGATTATTCTTGCCCCAATCTTCTCCCAAGGAGTGCTTAGGAAGAGCGTTCTGATCAAGAACAATAACGGTTCCTAATTCATCCATCAAGATATCTGCTACCTGGTTATTAACCAGGTTAAAACCTATTTGATATGGCTTCATTAGATCCACCATTGCTGTAGATCTTGTATTACGATCGGAAAATACTGCTCCTTCTACTGGGAGTTTACACCCGTATAAAGTACTGTCACCTTTAAACTGATATTTAAGTGGTCCTATCTTATTCTGATTTATACCTAGATAGATAGGATTAATACCGCCAGGGTTATTGGTACCCCAGAAGGTTGGTCGATTAGGACCTATCTTTACTCCGCCATAAGTTTGATTGATCCAGATCCAATCGATATGTTCTCCGAATACAAGATTATCCGCAGTCTTATTTTTTATCAGGCGAGTATTGTAGATAGGCTTATCCGTGATTTTGTAATCTTCAGTAACAATAGACATTGTACGATTACCAAACTCATCTATCTTAGTCAAATGACCGTACATAGTTTGAGTCTTCCAGTAACAAGTGGTAACCCTAAGAAGATTAGTCATCCCCATATCATAGTAATCTTCAGAATCACTCATGATATAGTTAACGATATCACCTCCCCACGCTGCATTATCCCACATAGAAGTAAACTGACGATATCCTAAAGAAGGCATATCTGTATTCCAATCATGGGACTTAGTAGCATCATAGTAGGTACCATCATTCTGATAACCCTGAATAGGATAACCGGCAGATCTTACCGGATAAATAAGTTCGATCGCTTCCATCTGCTCTTTAGTCATCAACCAACCGTAGCGGTCGATCACGTCAGCTACTGTCATCATATCAAACTTCCCTACATAAAAACCTTGTGAGATATATCTTACATCCGGAGATTTCTGATAAAACGTAAGAACCGGGTTCCAAAGCTCGATATCATAATCATCTTCCATCATTCTAAAATGCCAGAACTCACGGTCTGTGATCAACATATCTCTGAAACCTCTCTCTTCTAACTCATCCATTCTAAAGCGTTCCACATCTACATTAGTCTGGTGAGTAGCCCACTCTTCACAAACGGCTCTATATGATTTATTATGGAAACTCTCTATCTCAGGTAGAGTCATAAGCTTCTCCGGAGAAAGCGCCACCTTAGCTTCTTGGCTATTAGGATCAAGGCCCATCTCTGTAAGTCTCAACATAACTTTCTCTTCCGCATCCGATAAAAGAGCTGTCATTAGCTGTTGCTGCTTCAGCTCGAGCTGCTCATTATACGAGTAATCATCAACTGCTCTAAAGGTTACCTGGGTATTCTTCTTAGCAAACTCTGATACCAGCGTATTTATAACATTCGGAATTATAGGATAGAACTTAAGTTCTAAGGCATAGTTATCATCTTTTGTCAGAACATCAATAAGATCCGCACTCTCATTATCTTCCTCAACTATGTAATCACTTTTATCAATGATACCTTTTGCTAACTTGTAGTTCTTCATCAACCTACGGGCATTACGTCTTACTTGTTTAAGACCTTGCCACTCAAGCCAATCCATATTCCAAGCAGTCCATGAGTCATCCTTCTCAGATTTAGGAAGGAACTGAATAGGCTGATTAAGAGTACCCATCCTGTTGTATTCCGCCTTCTTGCCGGACTTAAGCTGCATTGCGTTATATATCTGCATACTAACTACTTTAAGTTTTTAAAAGGATTCCTTGGTTTGCTCATACTAAGTTTGTTTGATGACGATCCTCCCAAATTAGTAAAAGGGGAATGTCCTAATTTACTAAATTTATTGGACTTATCAAAGTTACCACTTTTTGTAACATCCTCCACTTTTTTCTTATATCCACGATTAGCCTCCTGGATTTTTATAAAGGCGGTTAACGCACAGTAGGATACTAACCGGTCCACGTTAAGTCCTTCTACATAGGCTTTCATCTCTTTAAGGATCATAGGATCGGGGATTCTTTCTATGCCGTATGTAGTTCTTACTATATCTCCATTTTCTTTAGTCTCGTGATCTAGTTCTTCCTTAAGGAAATCTATTCCATACTTCAGTAGGTGATCGGTAAATATTCTACCTACGTTCTTCCATCCATACTCCTGGAAAACATTGGCATTGGCACTTATATCTTTCAAGAATAATATCTGACTCTTAGGTACCAGATACTTTTGCTTTTTACGATGGATCATGTGGTTTATGAACTGAGATATATTGTTCTCAATTAAAGACCATGCGTTATACCACTCGATAATAAGTTCTAGTCTTTCATGGGTCTTATTAATATCGTCAAATCGACCGGTCCACGTAGCTACTATTTTACCTGGTTCAATAAATGTCTCTGTCCCATTATCGGTATGTCGGGTAACCTCTACAGAATTCTTGTAGATAATTATAGAACAAAGAGATTCTGAAGTGGTAGTCTTTCCTACGCCAACAGGGTCAATAGAAGCATAGTACTCTCCGAACTCAGGTTTCTCACTTGGTCTTTCCCATACCTGCAGTATACCTTCCTTGTCTTCTCTTTTCTTTGAAATAGGGAATTCGTCGATAGGAAGTTTAGTAGATTGCTTTACTTTAACTCTACCTTCTTCATCCCGATAAATATCCAAAAGCTCATATCCATACTGCTTATCTTCGATTCTCTTTAGCTGAGCTGATACCAGATTCTGAGGAAAAGGAGATTCTTCTCTATAGTCAAAAGCCTCTTCTATATTCCGCGGACTCTGAGATATCCTAAGTTGATACTCACTAGGATCTAGTTCTTTCTTCCATTGAGCAAACAAATCTTCAAGAGCGGCTAACGCTCCTTCCACATCTGAATTACCATACTCATCAATATAAGGAGGCATAGACCATTGCTCAGGAATAAACAATCCTGACTTTCCGATCGTACCTTTAGCATCGATAAGATTAGTATCTACAGCATATATATCATTCGACTCAGGTTTAAGGATCATCTTCTTTAACGGCTCACATTGAGATAAATCTCCTACTGATCCTGCAGCTATAAATACTCCGGTTGTTATAAGACCAGACTTCATAGCAGGTCTCATATACTCGAAAGTTGTATCCATCTTTGGTGCAATACCCGCCTCTTCGTGAAAGAAGTACTTACAGGGACCCCCTACTCCATTAGTGGGATCTTTCTCAAAAGATATACCTTTGATCACACCCTTAAGACCTCTTTCAGACTTACGTTTCTGAGGACCTACTGAGATCTCAGTTTTTTGCTGCCACATCATTACCTTATCCGGATTCATGGGACGGTACCAGGCAGTATTCTGATTTAAGAAAGACTTATACTCATTAAGATATTTCCAGGTACCGGAATCATTAATGTAATCCTTGAGAGAAGCACCCATCTTTAAGGTAACCCCTTCTTCAAACCATAGCTGATTTATAAGTTTACCAGCATGGTAATATGACGATGCTATCTGACGTTTCTTTACTATGGCAGCATGTTTATAATGAAGCTCTGCAAGAAGTTCATAAAGCGCCATGTGATACTGAGTATCGTAGATATTAGCAAAGCCGAATCTCTGGATCTCCTTATTAAAAATAGGGAGAAAGTTTATCCACATATAGTAATCCCGGGTAAGGTACCAACACTGCTTTCCACTTTTGAATATTACTCCCTCACGACACTTCTTTTTCTGATCATCCCAGTAATCTATAAAATCTCGCGTACCTTGGGGATGTAAACAATAGTGACGATTATCATTATAGTACCGGGCCTGAGAATTAAACACAAAGGAAGTATCATTGAACTTGTACTTACCGGGTTCTTTAAAGAGAGTTAGAGCAAACTTTTTAAAGTCTTCCTTATCTTTGAAACCAGTAGTAGTCCAGACACCGTTATCCCAGGTTGGTATAGAAGAATAATTATCCATCGTATGCTAGTCCTACGTTTCCTCTTGCTTTAGTATGATGTTCATCTTTAAGATCCTTAAGTACTCCCTTATAGGATTCTCTGATCTTATCAAAGTCTTTTGCTGCTGAAAGGAGAAATGGACCGTTACCATCCCTACCCGTTGTTATAGGAGTTCTCATGATAACAGATAAGTTATCAAGCATTACCTTGATACCTTCATACGCTCGAGAAGTAGGAGTACTATAACATTTATAGCAAAGCTCTAAAGCTTCTTTCATGCCATCATCCTCGACAGAGAAATCCATTTGTATTTGTCTTGCGATCTCAGACTCCTTTGTATCTTCCGGTAAGAAAAAAAAAGGATTATTGTCCGGATCTGGACATGTCATATAGAAGAGATAGAGATACCGCTTCATATAATTATCGGGATACTCGTCCATTAGAAACTTAAGATCCCTAAGAACATAACAATGCTCGGTCGGAACAACTACTCCATTCTGGATATCAAATAATCTTACTATCATCGCTTCTTAAAATATTCTCTGTTAGCTACCACAGCATCTACGATCGCTTTAGCTTCATTAGCATAATAAGGTACCGTATGATTAATAACCTGCTTCACTATGGGTTTCTTATTTTCGTCCAGGACCACACTTCTCTGATTAAACTTATTACGTGCATGTTCTTCGAAAATAACATGATTGATAGTAAGCTTACCAGGTTTAAAAAGTGGATTATGCTTAAGGATCATATACATATACAAAGAGAGCTGAAGACCATAGTGTACAATCTCACAGTCTTCTAAATGACTAACAGGAGGATTAAGCATCTTAGCCTTACCTTCCCAATTACGATAACTCTCAAATCTTATTTCTTTATTGGTCTTGAAGTCATCAATATCTACTATATCATTCAACACTATTACCTTATCTGATTGTCCACAGATACCGGCCGACTTTAGATATATCAAATGCTCCGGATAAACACCTTCAGTTAACTTTTGAGGAGGAGATACTTTATAATCACCATCCCACATAGTTTTAAATATTGGAAGCTCCTTACCTTGACGTACTATCGTAGAAAAAGAAGTAAGCTCTGTTTCCTGCTGATCATGGTAAAAGTGACCTAGATCTACAGCATCCTGAGATTCTTTATTCCAGTGAGCTTTTATCTCTTCGGGAGATAAACCATACCACTTACTACGTTTATTCTTAGAAGATTTTACAGATTGGGTATCCGCATCAAAAGGCTCTTTTAACTTAGAAACAATAGATGTTACACCTATCCAATCAATAGCTTTGGAAGGATCTATAGATTCGTATGTATGTCCTTTCGGATTAAACCTGATTTCCATCTTCTTCAATTTGTTTACTTAATGCGTCAGCTTCTTCATCTGAGAGAACTGCTGGCCAAAAGTTATTATCACAGGAAGATGATAATGATCGGGTCTTTAAAGAAAGACTACATCCACATACTGAGCAACAGGGTTGGGTTCCTGGGACTGTACAACTCTTCCCCGATAAATCAATATTTGGGCACTTTTTACAGATCTCCATTCTCTCATTTGCTATTACCTCTACGTGTTCTTGCTTAAACACCTTATTGGTAATTCCTTCAAGGATCTTACCTTTATTCTTCCATATTTTTATCAGATTATTCATCTTCTTATTTTTTCTAAATTCAGCTTCTTCAGCTCTTTCTTTTAATACTTCTTCTCTAAGTTCCTTTAGACGGTTAAGTCTTGTTTCCGCATCCTTAAGCATGGCATACTTAGTTATTGTCTTTGGTATACCGGCAGCTCTGACGATCCTTTCATACTTGAGTATTTCATCCTCCAACTTATTCAGATTTAACCTGAAGTATCCTAGATTTTTTACTAAGATAGCAGGATGTTCCATATTACTCATCGATCGTCGTAAACTTGACCACATAAAAGAAAGAACATCTTTTACTACTTCCTCAGGTACTCCCAGTTCTTCTGCTGTCTGAGAATAAAATGTTTTAGCCTTCTTCGGATTCAACTCTAAGTACTTTTAGATCTAACAAAATATTTCCTTTGCTCTCAATAATAATAGTATCCTTAAGCTTAATTCGTTTCTTGGACTTACCAATCTTAAAAGTACTGATCAGCCCCTTTTTCTCTACAGAAGCAAGAGCTGTTCTTACCGATTGACTGTTCCGAAAAATATTTTTATCAGCTACATCCTCACAAAATTGAGATAGTTCCTTTTCTCCATTAAGTGCTAGAAGAGTAAGACAGTCTAATACCTGATCAGTAACAGCTATCTTATTAAGATGACAATACAGCATTATCTGGAAACGTACTATGTCCCAGCGATCCATTCTTATGATCTTCTTAAGTGTATTTACCAGAGCCATGTTGGTTTATTAAGGCTTATTTTAATGTGATGATGTCTTGAATTTTACTTTCTGGAGTAATAAAAAATCCGTTAGCTTTATAGAAAGAGGTAATCCTGTTTACATATCCGTTACCTAGACGAGCCCCTGTAGAATATATCTTCACAAACTGATCTAGTTGACCAGTAAATATAAAAGTATATCCAGGTAAGAAACAAGGAAGTCCATACTCAGGATGGTTATCTATTTCCTTAGAATAGTCAGGCTCGATAATCTTAAGCTTACCCATGGGATATGCTGGATGAAGTCCATCAACTAATTCCTTTATGTAACTTACCTGGCGTTTTATACCATCCTCAAGAGTAGGATATACCTTAGTCTTTCCGGAGTCATCGTTACCTATATTACCGGGATTATTGCTTCTAAAAGAGCGGCTTCCTTTATAGAAACCTTCTTGCAAAGCCATAATAGTTATGAGTAACTTGAAGCCAGTAGGAATATGAGGTACCGCACGCTCTCTTGCTGGAATATAGATGCTGGTAATCGCAGGAGTAAGTTTCACAGGAACTACCTGATACGGCTTATCCGGAAAGGTACTACCTTGAAATCTTACATCTTTATACTTCAGATCAAACTCTGAATAGATCGATAAATCTTTTGGATACTTTGCCATAATTAATTAGTTTGTGGTTGGGAATTAGATGTCTGTTGAGAACCGACCGCTATTTGAGTTATCTTAGCCTGCATCAAAAGATCTTTGAACCGGGCTTCAGAAATGTCAGCTTTCAAACTCTCATACTTAAGAACTTTCTCAAGATGTGGTATCATCTCATCATAGAAAGGTTCTTGATCCTTTAACTGCTTAGCATATTCAAGAAGGTTAGTTTTATCTTCTACTTTGTTGGTTTCTTCGGGCATATTTTTAAAGTTTAAATTTAAGGCTAAATTAACTTTACTTTTTTAATTTCCAAAGTTTAGAAATAAAAAAGCTCCTAAGAATACCTTAAGAGCTTGATTACTAACCTACTTTAAACTATTTTTTATCTACCTTACTGGCAAGAGTTATCTTAATATCGTTGATACCTTTATATATACTTCCAAGTTTATCATCAACCTTTTCCATATATTCCTTTACATCCTCCTTATGCTCCTTTAAGTCAGCATCAGTACGTCGGATGTCCTTTTCGATCTCTAGTATTTTTACTTCCATGGTAGCAAGTTTAGTTCTTATGTTTATCCAGGCACCTACTCCGGTACCCAAAAGTCCTAGCATTCCTATTCCTAGACCTATTATTGTGTAAAGCTCATTCATTTTTCTATACTTTTTGATAAGTGACCAGGATCGATAAGATCCAATATAAATCCGATTGTTTTTCCTAATGTACTCAAGTTATTCTTAGCCTGAAGCTCTCCAAGTAGTCTGCTTATTGTCTTATCCGGATCACCGAAGTGTTCAGAGCGATCTTTGGTCATCGTATCATCCAAGAATTCTGCAGTATATACTCCCCCTGTCTGGTCCTCAGATACCGCAACATCCATAAGATATTTCGAGAATTCTGCTTTAGACATTCTAAAGAAAGAATAGATAAAACCGAGAGGAACAAAAAATAGTTTTAAGCTATTAGCCGTAGCTAAAAGTATGAAATTAAGATATGCTTCCTTACCTCTGATCAGTATTGGAAGTCCTATCAGAAGAGACAATAGAAACACTGGTACCGCAAGTAGTATACACAAGAAGCCTAGTATGGAGAATAGTATTTTCATGATCAATAATTTCCATTAGTTCCTATATCTACTAATCGATTGCATACATCAAGCAGGGTATCTCCACTTCCATCCACAATAGGATAAGCCTGAACAGAAAGTCCGGTTAATTCATAAGGAGTACCTACTCTAGATAATAGGTAATCATTCAATCCCACAAGACCTCCACTTTCTACAGTACCTTCAATACCTCCAACAAATAAAGTAATAAGAGATTCCTCATCAGCAAACTTAAAAGAGGCAAGTGCATTGGCAGTTCCTATCTTATTAAATAGATAGATCCTCATTATATCATAACGAGCCTTTCTGGAGGCACTACTTTTCTTATCAAAG